TTGAGGATTTGTCTGAACTTATTTCTTCCTTAGATTCTAAAAACTCTATGATCATTCAAGAGTATATTAAAGAATCAGAAGGTAGAGATTTGCGTGTGATTGTAATTGGAGGTAGAGTTGTCGGTGCTATGCAACGCACCTCTACAGATGGTTCATTTAAAGCCAATATTTCCCGTGGAGGTCAAGGGGAAGCATACGATGTGGACGACGAAATGGAAATGCTTAGCATTCAGGTTGCAAAAGTACTTGATCTTGATATTGCTGGTGTTGATTTATTATTTCACAGTGACGGATACCGAATCTGTGAAGCAAACTCCTCACCAGGATTTGAAGGATTTGAAAAAGCATTAGATATTAATGTTCCTCAAAAACTTTTTGATTACGTTAAACTTAGATGTGGAGGATGAATAAACCACTTCTCAAAGTGTCACACCACCTAAACCACGTCATCCTGAAGCACCTGAACCAGGTGAGGAGTTGATGTATATGGATCTATCAAGAGAAAGACTTGAAGACCTTTATAAGGACTAAATCACTTCCCAAACTGGACAGCACTCCCTTGACAGGAGTGCTTTTTTATTGTATACTGGGAGAGCAACCTCCCTTTTTTATTGGAGAACTATGGCCTACAACGTAACTCTTAAGACTGAAGATGGTGACCACACTATTGCTGTAGAGAGTGATCAATACATTCTAGATGCTGCTGAGGAAGCAGGAATTGATATCAACTATTCTTGTCGTGCAGGTGCTTGTTCATCATGTGCTGGCAAGATTGTCTCAGGCACTGTTGATCAGAGTGATCAATCATTCCTGGATGATGATCAGATTGAAGCAGGTTTCTTATTGACCTGTGTTTCATATCCTACTTCTGATTGTGTAATTGAAACTGGAAAAGAAGAGGAGTTGTATTGATGATTGGTAATCTAGAACCTGATGAGAGAGATGACACACTTGTAGAACAACTTGCCAGGATCATCAACACTCTTGGTTGGACTACTGATGATGAGATTGATGTGGAGATTGGGGGAACCCAAGTCTCTGGTATTGATGTTGGTGAAGAGTACAACAAGAAGTGGCAGTCACCTATTGGTACTCGTAAGTATAATGAGGATGCTTTTATTGTAATTAAGAACCAATCCAGAAGAGACCTGACAGGATCACAACCTATGGACAGAGAGCATAAACCTCAACATCCTTATGAAATAAATAAAGAAAAGTCATAGGGAAGATGAGGACTTACTCAGAATTTATACAAGAAGCATCTCTCAATAGAATTCGTCAAAAGAATGAGAAAGGTGGTACTGCTATCATGTCTGCTCAAAGAGGAGACAAGTCTAACAAGGAGAACAGAGCACGTTCCCAGCAGTTAGATAAAGATATCAAGGGAGCAGGTCTTCCTGGTGCTACAAAGGTTTCTGGTAGGTATACAGAGAACCCTGGAACTAAGGATGAGAAGAAGGTGGGTGAGAGATCTCATGCTGTTTCATCAGGTAAGATGAGTAAGAAGAAGTTCAAAAAGACAATCACCAAACTGGGTAAGAAATATAATCAGGATTCTGTTCTGATTAAAAAGAAACCCAAAGGTGACGCTCAACTAGTTGGTACAAACAAGTCTTGGCCAGGAGAGGGAAAGCGTGTTAAACTTGGTAAGATGAATCCTGGTAAGACAGGAGAGAATGACACTAAAGTAAAAGGAAAAACGTTTACCTATGGCTAAAAAGACTAAGTTCCCAATCAATCATGTTGTTCTGGAAGACAGGAAAGAGGTGTGGATCAAAGGTGGGTATCCTAGTTGTCTAGGTACATCTCAACTTATGAAACAATATTATCCTGGATATACACCAAAACTTGCTAAGGAAGACTTCATTGAAGAACTCAAAACAAATCCTGAAGCAAGAAGCAGACTAGATGATTGATCATAGTCTACTCCCCCTGTTTGAAATAGCAGGGGGATTTATAATTTCAATACTTTTAATCTCAATACCTTTTCTTATTCTATTATGACATTTACTGTATATTCTAAGGATGGATGTCCATTCTGTACTAAGGTTCAGGCTGCACTTCAACTTGCAGAACTGCAACATGTGGTGTATAAATTAGGAGCAGATTTTACCAGAGAAGAATTCTATAAAGAGTTTGGTAAAGGATCTACCTTCCCAAGAGTTGTGGTAAATGATACAATATTAGGTGGATGTACTGAAACTGTTAAATACCTTAAAGAAAATAATCTGGTGTAATGGATCAATCTGAACTCTATGATGTCGTTGAACATACTATTGACTATGCCTTTAAAGGTAAGTATATGCTCGACATGTATGACTACCTGAAGAGTAGCAAAGCTACTAAGAGGAATGTTCAGGAGTTTATTGATAGTAATGTGTCCAGAGAAATTCAACTTCTTATTATGGATCTTGAAGAATACCTTGAAGGTGGTAATGATGAACAACACAAACAACTAAGAGAAGGATATGGTCATCTAGGTAAACCTGATGCCAGAAAAATAAAGAACTATCTTCACTCTTTACTACAGGATGCATGGAAGTATGAGCGAGAAAAAAGACCAGGAAGAAAGAGGAACCCCTCTAAATAATGAAGAAAGTGATTCATCTCTGAAGATTAACAGAGGAGTTGAGTTATTATTGAGAAACAAAAATAGGAGTAAACAAAGTCCAAAGACCTTCCAATTGAAGTTTGGAAAGATTGTATCCTTCTATTCAACAGAAGTGGACTTCTTTTTTAATTTTCATTTGGACTTCAAAAAAATAAGTTCTAAAAAAGAGGAGTAAAATGTTAGCAGTCACTCTTACATTGTCTACTGTTATATCTGTTATATTTCTCTTAGTAGGAGGAATAATTGGATACTTGCTCAAAGAATATGTGATTGAAAGGAATTCAACTTTCATTCCAACACATCCAGAAATGTTTGATGAACATGGACAAATTATTCCAGATGATATTCTGGCAGTGAGATTTGAAAATGTTCCTGAAACATTTGAGGATGAAGAATAAATAACCCAACCTGAATTTATAAAAATGACCACAATACAGAAACTCCCACCTAACCCTTTCATGCATGAAATCTTGGAATTGGTAAGTAAAACAAGGGGTGTTGAAAAGAAAACTGAAATTCTTAAAGAGTATGAAACTGATGCTTTAAAGGCACTGATGATCTGGAACTTTGATACTACAGTAGTGAGTGTTGTTCCTGAGGGTGTAGTTCCTTATAAAAAGAATGAGGCACCTCTTGGGACTGACCACACAACCCTTAGAAAGGAATGGAAAAACCTTTACCACTTTGTTAAAGGTGGCAATGATACTCTATCTAATATTCGTAGGGAGACTATGTTTATTCAAATGCTTGAAGGTCTTCACCCCAGTGAGGCGGAGATTATTTGCTTGGTGAAAGACAAGTCTTTGGAGTCCAAATACAAACTCTCTCAAGCAGTTGTGGAGAAAGCATATCCTGATATCCAATGGGGAGGTCGCTCCTAATGTCTAAAGGAGTTAAGAAAATCTATACAGATTGTGATGTAACAGTATCTCAGGATAAGACTCTACCATCCAGTGCATTCTTAGTTGAATACCTTCAGGATGGTATGACTAAGTTTGATATTGTGATATCATTAAAAGTATCAGAGATCTTTGATCAATACTGGGACAACTATCGTAGTGACTTGAAGAATATTACTCAAGCAGAAGGTAGAGCTAATCCTAAATTGTGGACCCAAAAGAAATGAGTGAAGGTTTTGTAGACAATGTGGAGTTTGAACTCCCCAAAGAACAAGTTCAGAAACTTCTGAAGTCTTATAAAAAAGTTAAAAAGTATCAGAAGTCTAGTCTGTTTGCTATCAAGACCATTGATGGCACAGAAGATATTGTATCCAAGATGATTGAAGAGGCAGAAGAAGAAGGTTTCTAAAATAAATAATACAATAAGAGATTAATATGCTCTCAACTCAATACAGATTAAGACTGGAGTTCATTTGTAAATGCATTGCAAATGGAGAAGAAGTTAAACTAGATGATATGGTTTGGGCACAGAAACTTGCCAAGGCAAATACATCTGCTAATGAAATGTTGAAGATGGCAAGACGACAACACTCTCAGAATATTGAAGAAGGAAGTATTGATGACTTCATGAACAGATTAGGTTTAGGCGATCCCGATCCATCTAATCATAAAACAGGATTTGATAGTGCTGATGATATCAAGGACTGGTTTCAACAAGACAAACCATCAGATTGGCGTCAGCGTGATTAGGGAGGAAGCAACATGACTGAGAATAATGTAATCAATGAAAACATCGCAGATGGTCTTCTAAAACGAGTAGGAGAACTGCTGGGTGGTGAAGTCAATTACTATAGATGTTTTACATATGATAGTGATAAGAAAACGGAACATAGAAAAATTGTTATAGAATATGATCACAGAAATAAAGACAATGGATGAAGTAGTTCAAAAACTAGAAGCACTTGTAGTTCCAGATAATGCTGAGCTGATTGATGATACTTTCTATGTTTGGAAGACTCGCTATGGTTTATACACTACCATGACAAAGGAAGGTAGAGAGATGATAACAGGTGGAACCAAAGATGGTGTTACTATAATGACACGATGGCATCTCCAGTGTGAGAAGGAAGGGACTTTGCATCTCTACACTACTGTGGTTAACTCTAGTAGTACTGTTGATCTGTAGCATGTCTTCTATTCAACACACTTGACGTCTATATAGTATATGGTCTATAATAGATCTATCGTTCATCTCCCAATTAGGAACAAATTAGGACTTGATTAGGAGACGCAAGTAAGTCGCGCAACGGTTCCGTTGATCCCATGATTGAACTATTATTCTATTCAACACTCACCTGCCAACAAGCTGATGCAATCATGCTGAAGATGAAAGCAAATGAGAATATCTCAAATGCTTTTAAGGTAGAATTGATAGAGACCGTAAAGGAATCTACCCCTGAGTGTATATGGGACGCAAACGACTAAAGGAACGGACTTAAAAATCCAACTACTTTAGGAGTACCTACAATGAACACACTTCATTTGATCAAAAAGCAGATTGAAAAAGCATCTGCAATTCATGATGCTCAGATTGCTCACACTGCATATCGTGGTGTAGAGTATGAAACATGTGCCTCAACTGAGGAAACACATGGAATCTTTTGTTATAGAGGACGCACTTACACTAAGTGATAGTTGCTAAAACTATTAAAGAGTGATAGACTTGGGGGGTATTATGCCCCCCTTTTTTCATGGAAAAGGATAAACTAAAATTGATTGTCAGAAATCTTAGACTCTTAGTAGACTCATTGGAGTCAGAAGTTTATTCAGATATAGAATTATATACCACAGAGTTGGAAGAAACTTTACCTCCTCTTGCTGATTATGATGAGGTATTTGAAGATGATGAATAGTGATTGGAGATACTCTGATGACAGGTTAAAGAACAGAGCTAAATGTCTCAGCATATTGCTTAATAAATATGGAAGTGCTAGAATAGAAGAGCAAAACTATTTTACAAAAGACATCTATGAGTGTGTTGATACTTGGGTCTCACAAGGAAACCCAATATCCTCTGGGATAGTTGCATACTTTGAAGCATATTTTAAAGGAGAAAAAAATGGCATTAAGTGAAAGTGTAAATGAAAGTTTAGATGACGCAACATCAAGTCTAAGGAATGCCCTTGCATTTGCTGCTCGTACTGAAAAACCATTTATCTGTAAGGAGATTGCAGGTCTTATTCATCAGATTGATAGTGTAAAACAATCAGAAGAACTTTTTGATATGTTAGATACTCTTAAAAGTGATAAAAATGTATGAAGAACTAAGCTGCTTTGAGGAAGCACTCAAGCATTTTGGCACAAGAGTTGAGGTGATTACTGCCATGGAGATGTCAAAGAAGATGTCACCTGAAGATGCCTATCAAATGATTAAAGATGAACTCAAAGAAGTAAAAAAGGTTAGGAAACAGGAAAAGAAATGAAAGTAGAATTATTATCAGTTACTCCAGATGCAGAGAAGCATATTGCATATTGTGCTAGAGTAAGTAATCCTTCTAATCAAGGCAATGATTCCTTTGATGGTCTTCTGAAGTATTGCATTAAGCATAAGCATTGGAGTATCTTTGAGCAGGCATTTATGACTCTGGAGATTGAAACTACCAGAGCAATTGCAGCTCAGATATTGCGACATAGGTCTTTTACTTTCCAAGAGTTCTCACAAAGATATGCAGACTCTTCTCTCCTTAATAGTCGGATTCCTCTACCAGAACTACGTCGTCAAGATACAAAGAATAGACAGAATTCTATTGATGATCTTGATGCTTTTGAAGTACAAAATCTTGAGTTGCAGATGCAGACTTTATTTGATTCTTCTATGGCATTGTATCAACAGATGCTGGAAAGAGGTGTGGCAAAGGAGTGTGCTCGCATGGTGCTTCCATTGGCAGTTCCGACAAGAATGTATATGTCAGGATCACTACGATCTTGGATGCATTATATTGATCTCCGAGAAAAATCAGGAACACAGAAAGAGCATATGGACATTGCTAATCAGTGTAAGAGAATCTTTTCAGAACAGTTTCCTACTATTGGTGCTGCTCTAGATTGGGTCTAAATATAAAAACATTGTGAGGTGATGTATGGCAACATACCCTATTAAACATAAGGAAACTGGTGAGACCAAAGAGATAGTCATGAGTATCCATGACTGGGACCAGTGGAGTGAGGATAATCCTGATTGGGAAAGATATTATACTCCTGAAAACTCTCCTAAACTTGGTATAGAGATGGGAGAAACATTTGGTAAACTTTATACCAAATACCCAGGATGGAAAGATGTAATCTCAAAAGCTAAGACAGCACCAGGGTCAACCCTCAAACACTATGATTGATAAGTATGCCTAGAAAAAGTAAGTCAGGAATTGGAAGCACTAATCCAGTGCCTTTTGGAATGAGTAACAGAGTAATGAAAAGAAAGAAACCAATCAACCTTGATTATATTAAAAAGATTGAACCTCTTACTGAAAATCAAGAGTTGTTCTTTGAGCAGTATGGCAAAGACCAGAACATGGTTGCCTATGGTTGTGCTGGAACAGGTAAGACCTTTATTACCCTCTACAATGCTCTCCTAGATGTCTTAGACCCCAAGACACCCTATGAGAAAATCTACATTGTCAGGTCTCTTGTAGCAACCAGAGAGATTGGTTTCCTTCCTGGTGACCATGAAGATAAGTCATCCCTTTATCAGATTCCTTATAAGAATATGGTAAAGTATATGTTTGAGATGCCTGATGACAATGCTTTTGAGATGTTGTATGCTAATCTTAAAGCACAGGGAACTGTAAGTTTTTGGAGCACATCCTTTATAAGAGGAACCACATTTGACAATGCTATCATCATTGTTGATGAGTTTCAGAATCTCAACTTCCATGAACTGGACTCTATGATTACTAGAGTTGGTGAGAATTC